TCCAATACATATATACCGCTCTTGTGTCGCAACTCAAGATTATGTTGCGGCAAATCATGCTGACCGTATATGGTGTGGAATTGATCCGGAAGATGCTGGATGGTCTTTGCCAGTAAATATGGGCTTGGTTTCCAGTGATGAAATAAATCCCCCGCATGTAAAACCGGGCACTTATATTTCCTTTGCAAAGCGGCTATAAAATCTATTTTTTTCCATTGTGCTGCTTCAAAATTATCGGTACGGCATTCTGGCTGGGAATCCCGTATATGCCAATCGGATGTTAGTATTGCTGTTGGTCTCATATCTTATTTTTTATTTTGAATAGTTCCGCAAAGTGGACATATATCTGGAAACACTGTTGAAAATTCATTTTCATACATTCGGACATCCCGTTCTGCTACCTTTAATGAAACCCTGGCGTCCTCGTACCGCGTTAAATCCTCCTTAATGCCATTTTCAGCCACGCTAACGGCGTTTCGCTGCCCCAATAGTACTAATGTATCACTCACAAACGATTCCATGCTTAAAACGGCTGATTTTTGGTTGATACTATTTTCTAAACTCACGGCTAACTTATAATCCCCGGAAAACGCTATATACATCGCATCCATATCATTCAAAACTTCTACCATTTTCAATATCATATCTACCCGTTTCCCCATACTTAGCAATCCGGATAAATCTTCAATCTTATTTTCAAGTTCATGTATATCCGTTAATTGATTTGTCAGATCACGTTGCTTCCGTGCAAAAGTTACAGAAACCTGCTCCATCCCTTCTATAACCTCCACCGCGTTTTCTAATCCTTCCAAAAAATCAAACGTGGCCAATTCTTTTTGTTTCTCTTCAATATAATCGCTCTTAAAACGATCTTGTTGAATTAATTGATTTAACCAGGACTGCACAGCTTTCAAAGAGCTGTCTATTTTATCAATTTTGGCGATGCGGTTAAAGAACGACGCCACCTCCCCAGCTGTATTGCTCAATAAAAACGGCGGATCCAATTGATTTTGAAAATTATCATCATTTAGGTTCACCGTGTCCTGTACCTCGTCGGGTATATTAGTCCGGAAGGCTTTAAACTCCTGTCCATTTACCCTATATATTTCGGCAGTACCTTTCACCCGTTCCACCACGGCGCCCTCTACAAATTCCACTAACACCGACGTTTCCCCACCCCACCAGGAACGCATAGCATCCCCTGATGGTCGGTTTAATACAAGCATCCGCAAAGCGCGTAAAATAGAGGATTTCCCACTATCGGTTGAGCCTACTATTATATTCACCCCCGGTGAAAACCTTATATCCGTTTTCTCATGGCTTTGAAAATTATTAATAAGCAACCGTGCTACCATCTTATAACTATATTTGTAAATAATAAACTAAACCAAATGCGATGCTTTCTCTTCGGCAGGAAATTCAAAGATTCATATACCACCCCCAATAAACTCCTACGCTGCCCGCCACGATGAAAAGTAAGTATTTCTAAACCTAACCCCTCCCCTCGTATATCGAACACCGTTGTAAGCCATTCCACCCGAAACGCAACCACTATATCTGTTTTCTCTACTGTTACTACCATAATACCCCTCCTTCTTATATATTTATTTCATTCGCTTTCAGCATTTAACCAGCGGCGTATTTCATTCGCTTTCAGCATTTTAACCAGCGGCGACGTTTGTGCCGCCACATGATATACGGCTAATGCATCGGCCACCGCTTCATCCTTATATTGAACGCCCGTAAACGTATGTGGATATAGTCGTTTGATGGCATCTATCATTTCAATCTTGGTCGCTGAACGTTTATTCAATACCGATTTCTTTGCATCGGCTTCACTATACCATTCCACCGGTATATTCGCGGAATCCCCCAGCGTCTGGATTATACCGGTGACTATACCAATCATCACCGCTGATACTGCTGACTGGCTCCCGTGAGGAAGTTCTGATAATATAAGCACAATTTTATAAGTCCTTATTAGCTCCAACAACTTACAATTAATCTCACTTATCCGCCTCACCCGGTCATCCCCCTTGCGGATACGTCTTACTTTTGATTCACTACTGGTCTTTATACACCCACCTTCCAACACTTCCCCACTCATTGAAACCACTGCCCACCCCCATGCGGTTATGCTCGGATCATTTGTTAATATAACTTTTCTTACATGCTTATTTATTAATCTTTTCATTTTACCGCTGTTTTGGTTTTCTATCAACTTCAAATTTACTTTCGATCATTTCCCATAAATCAATAACCTCTTCTTTTAATTCCTTTTCTGCATTTCTTTCTTCTACCATCATAATAGAGTTATCCAGGGATACCGCTAATTTTTCCCCGCCCAAAGTGTACATGGTGTTTTTAGTATAATCCTTAATGAATTGCAAATTCTCCCGTATATCATCTATTCCGTAATCAAACAGAATAGATATAGAAGCAGTCCGGTACGGCTTCCATATAGAACTTTTGAAAACCCTTATTTCCGATTGTACCCCAATAGTACGTGATATTTCTTTACCTGCTACTTTTTCTTTTACTTTAATTTCCGACGGTTTCCTTGCTTGCAACCGCAGGGATGAATAAAACCCAACAGATTCCCCGCCCGGAGTAGTGTATTTTTGTCCATATATACCTGCATCTACATTCACCCTAACCTGGTTTGAACATACCATTAAATATCCCTCATTTGCCAATACACGACACGTTTTCCGCAACTCCTCACTAAATTCTTTTGCGCGTCGCATTCCCATTTTATCTCCATCCTTATTATCAATTTCTAAATCCGTAGATAATGCCGCTAATGAATCCGCGAATATGCCATTTATATCTTTCTTTGAACGTGGTTCCCATGCTCGAACCGCTTGGAATAACTCAGTTACCGTACTCGGTTGCTTATAATCCAACTTTGTCGTATCTAACCCAAATATACGGGCGAATTGCTGGTTTAATCTGGCCTCCGGATCAAAGAATGTCAAATCCCCCCCTGACCTCTGAACCGCCCCGGCTATCTCACTCAACAGCACCGTCTTCCCACAACCAGATGGTCCAAATATTTCCACTAATATGCCAAGCGGGAGGCCACCACCTCTTATGCGACCTCCCGAAATGGCTAAATCTAATAACGTGGAACCGGTGCTTATAACCCTACCCATATCTCCATCATATTCCCGTTTTTTCTTGACAGGCATATTTATAGTTCGTTGAATTTGCGCGGCCAACTTAGATTTATTTATTTTCCGTTCCATTATCTTTTTTCCTGTTCATCAATACATTCATCCCATATTTCACAAACATCGCAATCATCGAATTTCTCGCAATCTACACCAAACCGGTGGCCGTGTGGGCAACGATCCCCATCAGCCGGCTTGCCCTTTGAGGCAGGCTTTGATAAATTATCCCGTTTGATGGGCTTTACAGGCAATTCAGGCTCTGGTTCGTCTTCGTATATTTCATCATCATCATCATCCTCCGGTTCTGGTTCAGGCTCTGGTTTGGCTTTTCTTCTCCGTACTGGTGGAGGAGTTTCCCCTTTACCAATAACATCCGTTTCATCCTCATCCTCTGGTTCTGGTTCTGGTTCAGGCTCTGGTTTGGCTTTTCTTCTACGTATAACAGGTGCTTCCGCCGGTATATCCGGTTCAATTTTCTTGCGTTTTCTGACCTCTGTATTTTCCACGGCGGATGTTTCCTCAACCTCTGCCACCCCTTCCATTTCAAGAAATTTTGCATCCAATTCCTCATACGTCAAGCGGGTAAGCATTTCATCCAAATTGGGTATATCCTCTAACATTGAATCGTCGTATATTTCATCCCGCTTTTCAAAATCAATTCGCTTGGCTTCGTTAAATTTATTCTTACCTAATTGCTGCTCCTCGAACCTTATACGCAAGGTCAACCCCTCCTCTAAATCAGGAAAAACAGCGTTATCACTATCCTCTTCTAATTCTTCATTCAGCAGGTTTTGAAACAGATATTGAGAAACATCCCACACGTGTGGTTTTTCATCTACCCCCTTTACCCCTATGGGAATAACGCAATATAAGTTCCGCTGACTTGGACGAAGTGTTTTTATTTCCTCCAAATCCGCCCCTTCTTTACGCCGTTTAGCAAGGTATTCGCATATCGGGCACCGCTGGCTGAATGAGGTCAGGCACACTACCGTATCATTTTCAGCACCTATATTCCGGTGAACTTTGAACGGACGCTTATACCACAACTCCCCAGGTATTGCAATTTCCATTTCCACATTGCGGTCAGGGTGCTTTTCATCCGTGACAATATAGGGTAATATATCCAATTGAATCCGCCCTGCCTCCGGCTGAAATACCCGTACATCCTTTGGCAGCTTTAAATACCCATAATTATTCGTCGCATTCTTTTGCCGGGTTGTGTCTTGTACCACCTTATCCCGGAATTTGTTTCGTTTTTCTTTACGTGCCATTTTAATTTTTAATTTAGATTAATTTATTTATTTCTGCGAATAAGCCGTTCAGCTACTGCTTTATTTGATTTTTGATTTTGTTGTTTTCCTACCCATTCCTGATGTAAATCACGAGGCACTTTTGGTCCGGCAAAATACTGCTGACCATGCAGACGTATAAGCGCCTCCAACATATCCTTTTTTTGTTGTACGGCATCCACTGCCGCCCGTGCTACCTTTACTTCATAAGCAGCATCAATTACGTGCTTTTCAAAATCATTATACCCGGGCGCCGTACTTATAGCTCCCGATATAGCGGTTTCCGTTATTTTGGAAATTCCGTATTTTTCCGGATTCTTCCTGATTTCCCTATCCAACTCCGCACGTACCATATCATTCTGCATTTTGGCGGTGGATAACGCCCTTTCAGCTTCTGCTAAATTCTTACCATATTGCATCATCAATGATGGTTGATCTAAACATTCCACGTCTAACGCGGTTTCGTCGATTTTAATATCTATTTCAAAATTCATAATTATAAAAGTTTATCGTGTATATACGCTTTTTGTAGTCACCATTATTTGAGTTACTTCACCCCCGATAGCATCTGCCAATATTTCCATGTCTTTCAATATATATTCCTGTAAACTCTTGCGATCCCCTTTTAAGGAGATCATTTTAAATACCGGAAACTGAGTGGTTCCCGCGGTATTTTGTTCATACATTCCGTAAATAGTAACCACCCCATCATCAACTGATATCGATAACCTTCCAAAATACCATCTCCCAGTATAATATAGTCGCGCTTCTGTATTTATCCCCCCGACAGATATATCCGAATAATTTACAAAAAACCCGTGTTGTGCCAAAATTTGTCCCACCTTATGGAAGGTTTGTTCCTGTGATATATTCGTCTTCACATTGACCGCAATAAACTTATCTTGCGCCATAGCCGGAATGGTTACCAACATAATCAAAATTAATAATACTTTTTTCATAGTTTGATACTTTTTAAAATTAATAACTATTATATTATACAATTTCCTTTATTTTTATTTAAACGTTTCCCACATTGCTGACAAATCATAGACCTTCTTAAAACCCCTTTACTCTCATTCATCATACCGCAACTTCCAATTACATTTCCAATCCCATAAACGAAAACGACCTGGATATTTCCGCCGTTCTATACAGTCCCCGACCCGTTTGTCCCTGCGCGGCAACACGATTTC